TATTGTTTGCAGATTTAGATTAAAAAAATTTAATATATTAGAATAATTTAATATATTAGAATAATTTAATATATTAGAATAATTTAATATATTAGAATAATAATATATTAAATATATAAATATTTAATATATTATGACAGGAAGTATATTACAATTAGTAGCAGTTGGGATTGAAGATATATTTTTAATAAATGATCCACAAATAACTTATTTTAAAGTAGTTTATAAAAGACATACAAATTTTGCAAGACAAGAAATAAGACAAAATTTTATTCAAACTCCTAATTTTGAGACACAAATAAGTTCAAATATCGGAAAAAATGGAGATCTAATGGAAAAAACTACTCTTATTATTACATTACCGGAAATTCAAGAATTAGACGATCCAAATGGTTATGCAAAGGTTGCATGGGTTAGATACATAGGTTATAGTATTATTGAATCAATAGATATAGAAATTAATGGACGACAAATTTCTAAACATTATGGAGAATGGATGATGTTGTGGAATCAAATGTTTAATAAAAAGGCAAATGAACCTGCTTTTAAAAAAATGATAGGAGAAGTTCCAGAACTAACTGATTTTACAAAATCAAAAGCATCCTATACATTATTTGTTCCATTACAATTTTGGTTTTGTAAAAATAGTGCAAATGCATTACCATTAATTAGTTTATTATATAGTGATGTCAAAATTAATTTATCATTACGTCCATGGAATGAATGTATAATAACAACACCGACAAATTATTTAATTTGTACTAATGATTTAGCAGCATTTTATCAATATGAATATATAGAACAAAATGTTGATGGTATAATAAGTGCTGGAATATTTTCTGGTTATGATTCAGTCAATGCACGTTTATTATACACATTACTTACACCAAATAATTTTAAAATACCACCACAATCACAACCAAATCAAACTGTTAATGTTTCAAAATATATAATATATGGTAAAACATCAAATGCTACTGTTACTCCAGCACTACAATCAACTATTATAAATCCAGCGACATATAGATATAATAGAATAAAATCATTAGATTTAGGTGACACATATTTATTAATAAATTATATTTTTGTCGATGAAGATGAAAGATTAAAATTTTCTCAATCAAAACATGATTATCTAATTGAACAATTATATTATAATGAAACCCAAAATATTGTTGGACCAGCAGAATCAGTACGTCTTAATATTGATAATCCATGTAAATATATAATTTGGATGTTACAACAACAATATCTATATAATATTAATGATTATTATAACTATACAGAAACATATAGACATAAAATACCTCAAGATATTGGTTATAATTTAATTAAAGTTGGAGATCCATTATACGGATTTGATCAAAGTTTAATAACAGATGATACAATATTATTAAATCAACAAGAACGATTATCTTTTAGAAATTCAAAATATTTTAGATTAAATCAAATTTATGAAAAATGTATATGTCCTCCTCCTGCTGGTGTTAATGCATATTTTTTTACATTAGATGCAAATACCACACAGCAATCAGGATCATGTAATATGAGTAAAATAGAAAAAATAGAAGTAAAAATGAATATTAATAATGTATTATCTGGAAAAAATGTTGGTGTATTTAGATCTTATGCAGAAACCTATAATATTTTAAGAATATCTAATGGATTAGGAGCAATTATGTTTGATAGATAATTTATAAAATAAACTAACTATAAAATAAACTAATAAAAATAAGCTAACAATAAAATAATGGTGCAGCCATACCACTAACCATTCTAATAACATTATATCCAAACCCCCAAAATTCAATATCTATTGTTAATTTTAGAGTCTTCATTAAATTTATAAAATTTTTATCTAAAATATGTTCAATAATAACATCTTCAATTTGTGATAAATTAGCTGCTCCACTTGGTTGATACATTAATGGAAATAATGCAAAACTATATAAATATTCGTCATTGTTCATACTACCTAATAATCGTCCATAATTAATAATTGTATTAAATAATTGTGCTGATCCATTATCTCTTATTTGCCCATTAAAATATACATTAATCCAATCTGTTGTTTTAATAGGATTATTATTTTTATCATAATAACCATTTAAATTCCATTTATAAATATCTTCATTATGATCATTATATCTAACTCTAAATCTCCATAAAATATATTTAGTTGGATCAGCAATTCTTAATTTTGTTCTTAATATATTGTTTTCAATAATATTTGTATAATTATATGTAAATGTACCAGCATATTTAAATTTTTCTATTAAAAATTCCATTTTAGAAGCTGATATTTTTTTTCTTTCATCATCTTCAAGATAAATATATTGTACTAACATATTACATTTTAATTTTGGTGGAATAATTATTTTTGCGTTTTTATCATAAATTAATAATTGATCTAATTTTTTTAATTTAAATTGTATTGATCCAATAGTGTAAAGTAAATTAATCATTGGCATTGATAGTGTTGATTCCTTACAGAAATAAAAATTTAATGGAATATATAAATTTAAATTTCCTTTTGTTGATCCATCATATGTTGTTAATTCTGGTGTATTTCCAATTAATTTATCTAATCCCCTATATTGATCATATGGTATTTCTATTTTTTTTAATAAATTAAATAAATTACAATCATATTCATCAATTAATAATTTATCAAAATTAAATGTTAAATTATCCAACATTGCATATCCTAATTCGGGAACCCAGCAATTATTTACTGGATTTTGTAAAATAATATTTTTTAATAAAGTATCTAATTCTGAACCATAATATATTATATCTGTTTGATCTAAAAATAATTCTGGTTGTAAATATAAATAATTTAAATATGGAATATATTTTATAAAATTTATTGATTTTGTTTGAATTGTAATAGGATCCGGATTAGTTTGAACAGTTAATTTTAATATTATATCCATATTTTTATATTTCTGCTGAATTAAATTATTAAATATATCAATTATCATTTGTTGATAATCTAAATTTATTAAATTATAAATAAAATTAAATTCAGATTGTGATATTATTGTATTAATACAATAAGTTATTAAATCAGATGTATATCTATAATTTTGATATAAATTTATAATGTATGGATTATTCAATATATCTTTTAATAATGTTGTAAAATATTCTGTAATTATTTGATTTGTAATATATTCTATTACCAAAACAGAATAATTTTGATTTAATAAATTATACATGTTATATGAATTTTTAAAAGTTGTTTGATCAAATGGATTAGAACTTGTATTATAATTTAATATATAATTTAATATATTATCTTGTAACTCTAAATATATATCACCAAATATAGGATATGTTGATATATCTAACGATAAATTATTTATAATTATTTGATTAACTGGTGATAATTGTTGTAAAGTATATTTATTTTTTATTTGATTAATTATATCTTGAGTTTTTAATATAATGTTAAAAGGTATAGTAATATTTAATATATTTAATAATTCTGATTTGAATGAATTATTTAAATTTATATAATTAATATTATCTTGAGAAATATTATAAGCAAATTTTAATTTAGTAAATATATATTGTAAATCTAATTGTGTTAATTGTGTTTTATATGTATTAATCATATTTATTATTGAATTACTATCTGATACTGTACTTAATATATTTTGTGTTGTAGTAGGATTATATATTGATGATAAATCTATCTGAATTTTTGTTGGTGGTGATGATAATTGTAAAACATTACCAAATGAAAAATAATCAAATCCAACAGTATCTATTGGATAGTTTGTATTATTAGTTTCATCATAAAAATATATTGTTTTATTTTGTGAAATATTATATGAATAATATGATTTAAGATTATTAAAAGAATTATCAAAATAATGTTCTAAATTTGATAGATTATTTTTTATATTATTGTATGTTTTTACATAATTTATACCAATATTATTAGTATAATAATCGTTTGATATTAACACATTATTAAAAATTGAATTATAATTACGTATCATTTGTTGATAAATATAATTCCAAATAGAACTTATAGCTTGAACATAATTATTTGTTTGTGTTTGTGGTGTATAATTTGTTTCTATATTTGTAAAAGTATATCCGTTATATACATATGAATTATATGAATAAATTGAATTTTCAAGATTCGATACAGTTTTAAATATATTATATCTACTCAATATATTATCTAATTTAGTATAAATATAAGAATAATTACTATTATTTATAAAATTTTTTATTATATTATATCGATATATTTCTATAATTGCACTAATTGGACTTAATTTAATTGTAGAAATACCATTATTATATGTGAATGTAAATAAATTTTCAGGTTGTAATAAACCGGTAAGTAACATTCTGTTTTGATTTCCATAATTTTTTTCAAGATTAGATAAGAATGTATTATTAAATATTTCAAAATTATTATATATATTTGTTATATCATTATTATTATTTTTTTGTAATAATATATTAAAAATAAATTGTTGATATAAATTATTTTTTATTTGTTGATTATTAAAAATATCGGATTGATTACCTAGATAGTTTGTAGTTGGATTATATTGGTCAAAATCACGATAATCAAAATATACAATATTAGTAATAGTATTAATATAAGTATCAGTAGAAAATTCATTATATATCTCAGTAGCAATATCTCTAATTGTATGTAATGGTGTATAATTTAATAAATATAAATTATCTAATATGTCTTGACTTAAATTTGAAATATATTGGTCATATATATTATTTAATGTTGAAGTATATGTTATATAATTAGTACCATTATAAATATAATTTTTATTATTTATTTTATAAATATTAGGATTAACAGACGTATTTAGTACTAAAGTTAAATTTGATAAAATATTATTTGTACTAACTGAACCAAGATTTATTTTTGTAATTGTATTTATATTCTGAAAATATCCAATAAATATTTCTTGATCATATTCATTCTTTATAATATTATTGTATTTTACAATATTGTTACATATTTCATTTGCAAAAAATATTTGATATGATTGATTAACATTTGAGTTATATTTAGTAAATATATTTATTAAATTATCTGTTAATCCATATACATTATTTCCAAGAGTTGTTGTAAAAATATTTGTATCTGAAATATTATTTGTAAAAGTCTTAAAATATCCAATACGATAAGTATTATTTGTATCGTGTGTATTATTTTTTATTAAATTTAATATTACATTATATATTATATCAATATTATTATAAGCATTATAAACCAAATTATTAATTAATAATTTTTGAAATTCATCTGTAAAATTAGTATTATTAATAAATAATGTATTTGAATAAGTATTTAAAAATTTTTGTAAAGTATAATAATTTTCTAGTTGTATATAATCAAAATTATCTTTTGATTTTAATACATAATTATCTATTTGTGATATAAAATAATTTAAATATGAATAACCATTAAATTTAGTCATATCAAAATTATTTAAACTATAAAAGATAATATATAATATTTTGTAAGAATTATAAAATGTTGTATCATTATAAATTGATATATCATAACCACCAACTGTATTTATTAATTGTGTAATTATTTGTATATATAATAATTCTATTATTTCATCGTATTTATATATATATTTATTATTTGGTTTAATAGTTATATTTTCTTTATCTGGTATATAATTTATATCTTTTAAATATGCATATAATATCACATAAAATAAATCATTTTTATTTTTAACATTATTTATAGTTGTTTCGGTTATATTATATTGTTTAAATGAATAATACATATTATTTATTAAATCATTGATATTATCAACTGATATTTTATTCAATAAATTTTGATCTATTAAAATATTATCAAATAAATTTTCATTATTATAAATATCTAAAAAAGATAATTTTTTAATACTATAATTATTAAGAAAATTTATCATTAAATTTATTAAATTATCATAATTATTAAATTGATATACATATTCATATAATTGATCTAATATTATAGGTATAATAGTGGTTTGATAATATTTAATATTTATTACATTAATAGTAGATAAGTCAATATTTATTCCATACTTTAATAAAATATTTGTTATATTTTCTTTAGTTGGTAAAGGATATTGTAATAAATAATTTGATATATTTATATTTAAACAAACTTTATGAATTAAATCTCCTTCTTTTTGTAAATCATATTGACCATTTTCACCAAAATCAGATATGTTTAAAATTTGTTTAGTTCTTTGTGTAATACTAAAATTACTATGTCGGCGATATACACATTTAAATAATGTAATAGATGGATTTGAAGTTAAAAAAATACTATCAACCCCTATTGCAACTAATTGTAATAATCCACCAGTCATATATATTAAAATATAATATAAATAAGAGATATTATATTTAAATGAAAATTAAATCTAATAAAATTTAATTTAATTAAAAGTAAATGCGAGTGCTGCAAATCCTCCGCTAATTCTTATTAAATTATAAGTTCTAGCATATATATGTAATAATAAATCAGAATATTTATAATCGATTGGTGCTATTATCTGTGGTTCTATATTTGGATCAATTGATGAATCAACATAATAAAACATATTATTATTTACATCAAGTGATAACACTTGTCCTAAAAATCTACTCATATTACAAGTTGATGATGGTTGAATTAGTTCAGGATATAGAGAAAATGAATAACCATAAATTCCAGCTTGTTCTGGTATATATGTATCATGTTGATAAGCTTGAACAAGATTATAATATTTTCCTAAACCAACATATTTATCAAGTTTTTGATAACCATTTAATAATATATTACCATCAACTAATGGATCTATATTAACATCTGGTTGTATAGAATAACTATCAAATAAACATTTTAATATCCCATCTTTATTTATCAAAAATATTTTTTTTTGTATTGTCCATAATAATTGTTTTACGGGATGTCGTAGATCCATTTTTATATTAAAATTTTGAATACCATTAATTATGTTATAATTAATTAATTCTGTTGGAATATTGTTTGTCAATGATGGTGCTGTTAATGTTTCTGTTTGAGATTGTATATTTTCAATAATATATTCATGCGATGATTGAGCAAATTTTTTTCTTTCTTGTCCATCTAAAAATATATAATCTACAAGTAAACTTACTTCTAATCTATAATTTTTATCATTCCATAAATCTTCTAATGTATAATTTTCATTAGGTAATAATTGTACATATCCACATTGATTAATATTTCTTAATTTTAATTTTATTGCAAGATCTGTATATTCTGTTGCAACAAGTGGAAAAGCAGAACCCATATTTCTATTAAACCAAAATTGAAGTGGTACAGTTATAAAATATGATGGTTTTGGATTTTCATTATATGTAGTCAATTGTTCTAGATTACCAACTAATTGATCATATACTGGTTGCATATAATATGTTTTTGTTAAATCATAATTGACTTGTAAAAAATCACCATAATGTCTATCTATTAATTCTCCACCAAGAGTAGCATCAATATATTCAATAATATTGTGACCTAAATATTTATTCCAAGCGAATTTTAAATTTTGTTGTGAATCTATTTTAAGTTGTTCTTGATAATAATTATTTTGATCCCAAAAATATTTATAACATTGTTGTGAATATGTAAATGCATTTACTACACTTTGATAGAATTGTTGTGCTGTTTCTGTTGTTGATCCACCATTATACATTAAATATAAATTATATATGTTTGAACTATATAATAAATTTGCTGGTAAATATTCTCCAGATTGTATTTTTGTATTTAATAAATTATTATAATTTGTTAAACTTGTTTGTGCATTTATAAAAGCAGTACTTACAATATTTAATAAATCTTGTAAAGTATAATCTTGTACTTGTGCTTCTTTATAAACTCCTCTATATGCATTTATATTATATTGCATAAATGTTTGAACAATATTAAATTCATCTAATGGATTATAAGCATTTTGATCCAGTTGAGCACTTAAACCAAATTGCGAATATGAAAAATATGTTTCTGGAAAATTTATTTTCAAATAAACTTTGCCTATTAAATCACCATATCTATTAATAATCATTTCGTATTGATCATTAAAATTTACTGTTGTATTTAATCCAACTTCTATTGATTGAATTGAAAAATTTGTATGTCTTCTATAAACAATTTTAAAAAAAGTTATTTGTGGAGCTCCGGTCAAATATAAATCATCAACTCCATAAGATATTATACTTAATAATCCTCCTGTCATATATACCTATATTAATAAATATTTATAATAAAATAAATGTTTTTATCTAATTTATTTAATTTATCTAATTTATCTAATTTATTTAATTTATTTAATTATAATAAAAAAATAATTAACTTATTATGTTATTGATGATGTTATTCATGATGTTATTCATGATGTTATGATTTATTCATCAACAGACAATACCGAAAAAGCATTGGTTGTTGTATCAAGTGACGTATTTGTCTGTGATGGTGTAACATCTTGTGTATTAGTTACACTTAATACAACATCGACACGTCGGCGTGGACGATTTTGTGTCTTTGCAGATGGTTGACGTTGTTGTGTCTTTGCAGATGATTGACGTTGTTGTGCTTGTTGTGCTCGTTGTTCTTGTTTGTATTGCACACGCATTCGTCCTGCTATTTTTGCTGCATCAACAAAAAAGTTAAGATTCAAACCATCAACTTGTTCATCACGACGAGTCGTGAGAGTTGGGATATACTTCACAAAGATGCGTTGTGCCTCAAGAATCTCACGACAATGTTCTGAATATTCAATAGATGCCATTGAATGAGTACCAACACGATATGTACAATTTTCAGGTACACAACGATCATGAAACTTGCCATCACGACTCTTTAGTTTTTCATCCGGATCATATGTACCAAATGCACGTGTCATCTCACGATTTGTCAGCCAACGAAGCATGAAAATCATATCAAGAGGTGAAGAATCTTTACATAGAACATCCCAACGCTTATCATAAGTGTTTCCATCACGATAGAATTTAAGACGTGTCTGATCAAAAAACTCATATGTTTGCCAGAGATGTTGAAGAGCTTGAAGGAGTTCACTAGACAAAAGTCCAGTGAGAACTGTATGATTGTACATCACTTGAGGAGGTACAGTTTCATTGGTACAAGAAAGATTCATAATGTATGCACACAGTGCAGAAACAAGTTCAGTACGTTTTACATCACCAATAGCGAGATCACCAATCATATAATCACCAATCTCATGATCGTGATGTAGTGTATTGTAATGTTGTGTAGCATCCTTAACAAAAGGATAAGTTGTACAAAGGGTATCCAGAAGAGTCTGAACAGAAGAAAAAGAAACAGTAGAAATGTCCATTATTGATTTATTAATGATATTATAGTATAATGGTTAGTTAATCAATGATTTTTAAACTTCAATTTTTTTTATATGATAGATATAAAAAAATCAAGATTCATAAAATGTAATATCTTTTATCCGCCTGAAAAACATATCAAAAGTAACGCAAAATATTTTTAAATATTTTGCCTTAGGCAAAGTTTAAAATTAAATTTTAAACTTTGCGTTACATGAATCTTAACTGGCATCA